GTTCCAAGCCAGCATTGACGATTCTATTCATACGCTTCTGTGTGCTGAGATAGAACGGCTAGAGCTAAAAGGCTTTGAGATACAGCGCAATGAGATTCGCTACAATGGCGAAACAGCATTTAAGTATATCGGTTTAGCTCGCTCACCAGAGAGTGTAAAGTCTTACCACAACTTCAGCCGTGTGTTTGTGGACGAAGCTCAGACAATCTCAGAGGCCAGTTTAAAGGCTCTCACACCTACGCTCAGGACAGCAGGCTCAGAGATCTGGATGGCGGCTAACCCAAGGTCAGCCGCTGATCCATTTTTCCTAAGATTCGTTAAGCCGTTTGAGAAAGAGCTGCGGCGTGATGGCGTTTATGAGGATGAGCATCACACGATTGTCTGGATGAACTACAATGACAATCCTGCGTTCCCAGAAGTCTTGGAGCAAGAGCGAGCCTATGACCAAGAGCATATGTCTCCTGCTCTGTACTCTCATATATGGGAAGGCGAGACGTATGATGAGAACGAAGACTCAATTATTCCTGTAGAATGGTTTCTGTCAGCCGTAGACGCACACATAAAGCTCGGCTGGAAGGCTGAAGGCACTGTCATTGCGTCTCACGATCCGTCGGACGAAGGCGGTGACAGCAAAGGCTTTGCGCTCAGACACGGCAACGTAATCTTAGATGTATGTGAAATGGTAACAGGCGATGCCAGTGAAGGCATGGATTGGGCGTTAGACAAAGCGCTGAAGGCCAATGCTGACCACTTCTTATGGGATGCTGACGGTCTAGGCGTCTCTCTTAAGCGTCAGGTAGATCAGGCGCTTGCTGGTAAGAACGGCATTACTTACTCAATGTTCAAAGGCTCAGAGGCAGCAGAAGACCCAGAGATGCCGTACACTACTGGTGGAACTGAGCGAAACAAGAGCAACCGTGAGACCTTTAAGAACAAGCGAGCGCAGTTCTGGTGGCGGCTAAGAGATAGGTTTGAGGCCACACACAGAGCAGTGACCAAAGGTGAGTATGTAAACCCAGAGGACATGATTAGCCTATCCTCAGAGATAGCGGTACTGGATCAGCTTAGAGCTGAAGTCTGCCGCATACCACTAAAACGCAATAATGCTGGTAAGATACAGATATTGAGCAAGGCGGAGATGGCTAAGCCTCCGTACAGATTACCGAGTCCGAACATGGGTGATGCGCTGATGATGTCGCTGCATTCACCTAAAGCACTAAATAAACAGAAAGTTGTCCTCAACTTCAGTGGCTGGAAGCATCATGGATAAAGACGATTACGAATACGAGAAAGACTCCAAGAAAGAGTATGGCGAAGAAGTCTATGACTCTAGCAAGTATGATGATCACGAATATATTTCAAACCTTCTGGCTGCGTCTCAGGAAGCAGACCAAGACCTGCGAGATAACGCTCGTGAGGCGATCTTGTTCGTTAATGCACGAACAGGGCAGTGGGAGCCTTATTGGTATAACAATGCCGCTGAAAGCAAGTCTCCTCGCTACACTTTTGACATGGTTAATCCGATCATTGATCAGGTTTGTTCGGAGATTGAGCAAGCGTCCTTTGATGTCTCGGTATCTCCTGCTGGCGGTAACAGCACAAAGGATATAGCAAACACCTACTCAGGCATTATCAGAAACATCGAGTCTATGTCTGATGCTAGTGAGGTCTATAACCATGCAGCAAAAATGATGGTTACTTCAGGCTTTGGCGCATGGCGTGTTGTGCATAAGTATGTAAGTCAGGACAGCTTTGACCAAGATCTATTTATTGAGCCTATTGGCAACTCCATAGACCGTGTGTGGTTCGATCCAGCAGCAGAGAAGCAAGACAAGTCTGACAGCCGTTACTGCTTTGTGCTTCACGCAATTGGCAAAGATGAGTATGAAAGGCGATGGCCTGAAGGCTCTAGTGAATCAGTTGATGAAGGCCGTGACGGAGAGGCTTACTTTGATAAGGCCGAAGTAGTCGTTATCGGTGAGTTACTGTATTGCGAAGAAGAAGAACGTGAGCTTGCTATGATGTCTAATGGGCAGGTTCATGAGGTTGATGATGACTTTAAAAAGATAGCCGATGAGCTTGAATCCATTGGTGTGACTGAGGTTCGCAGGCGCAAGCGTGTCAAAAAGTCGGTATGTTCACGGTTATTTGACGCTAGTGATTGGCTAGAAGAGAAGAAAGAGACAGTCTTTAGCATGATTCCTGTTGTGCCTATCTACGGCAACTACAAGATCTTTGAGAACAAGACGATCTTCTGGGGACTTGTAGAAAGGCTTATGGACTCACAGCGAGTGCTGAACTACTCAGTCAGCCGTGAGGTAGCTGAGACTAGCCTTGCGCCAAGGTCTAAGTATTGGATGACAATGAGTCAGGCTGCTGGTCATGAGGAGTCATTACAGACTCTTAACACCAATCACGATCCTGTCCAATTCTTTAACGTAGATCCAGAGTTTCCACAGGTTCCACAGCAGCAAGGCGGCGCACAGGTAAACCCAGCGTTACGCACAATGTCTGAGGCCATGAGAGGCATGATCACTTACGCCTCTGGGATGTTCTCCAGCAACATGGGTGACAATCCACAGAACCAATCTGGCGTTGCAATCAACGCGCTTCAGAACAAAGGCGACAACTCTACAGTTAAATACTTCAAAGCCTTGGAATTTGGCATTCGCGCCACTGGACGAATTTTGGTAGCCGCTATCCCAGAGATTTACGACTCAGCTCGCACTGTAAGGCTGCTGAAGGAAGATAACACCTATGACGTTGCTGACATCAACCAGAAGGTAATCGATCAACAGACAGGCGATGTGGTGACTGTCAATGATCTGTCAGTCGGCAACTATGACGTACAGGTCAAGGCTGGTGCGAGCTTCAAGAACCGCCAACAGGAGACCATTGAGACAATCATTGAGATTGCTAAAGTTGATCCAAGCATCCTCCAGATTGCTGGTGATGTCTTGCTAGACAACGTAGCCACTGCCTCTGCTCAGCAGATCTCTGACCGCAAACGCGCACAGATGATAGCCGCTGGCCTGATACCTCAAGATCAGATGACCGAAGAAGAGTTGATGGCAGCGCAGCAGCAGCAAGGTGAGCCACAGCAAGATCCAAACATGGTTCTGGCTCAGGCAGAGCAGATGAAAGCTCAGGCTGAGATGCTAAGAGCGCAGATCGAGCAAGCCAAGCTACAGAATGAGCAGATGAAGCTACAACTAGAAGCTCAGAAGCTCCAGACGCAGATGCAAGGCGATCAGGCTGATAACCAGATTGACTTCTTCAATGCCGAGACTAAGCGCATGGAGACACAGATCAAGGCTCAGCAGGCAGGTGCTACGATTGACAAGACAAGCGCTCAGGCAGTAGGTGAGCAGCTTAACAACCAAGAGAAGATGGCTGACATCATTGACAGGCAACGTGCAGAGGCCGAGCGTATGCGAGCAGAAGCTCAACGCCGAGCCATGAGGTATATGTCTGACTCTGAGATAGCGAGAATGCAGAATGGCTGAACCAAGGTATAGGTACGGAGGAGACAGCGCCATAGGTGCGTTGCTCCTGCCTGAACGCCGAGAGATTCTACGAGATGAGCAAAACCAGTTCATTGGCTATGATGATCAAGGCAATGCCATTGTTCAGACAATACCTGCCGAATATGGAGAGTCTGAGGTAGACATCTCATACAGTCCTATAGTCAGAGGCGCTAAGGCTGCTGGCTCATTCCTTAATGACATATTCTTTGGTGATGCTAACGAACAGTCACAAGCTGCTGGTAGAGCTGTCAGTGCGATCCGTGGAGCTGTAGAAGGTCTGGGAGACTATGCCTCTGGTCAGTATGAGGCTGGTATGGCAGGCGGCACTACCTATGATCCTGCTACTAATCAGATAACTGAGTTTGATCCTACAGCAGTAATGGTTAGCGGCGCTCCTGCTGGTATTCAGGCCGCAAGGAACACTCCTAGCAATCAAGTAATTTTTGGCACAATGGGAAGCAAAACAGCCAACTATACTCCTGATCAAAGAAGAGCAATGGATGAGCTAGAAAGGCAAGGAATGGATACTGAGAATCTATTCTTGCATGGCACATCTGATGATATAAGACAGCCAACATCTAGCAGAAC